TCCATACATCTCTACTGATGATTTTAAAAATCTTGGTACAACGTATGGGAACTCATCATAACCACCTTCACCTAAAAGAAAATTTGTTTCTGGATCACAGTAAATAGATGCAAAAGGTTTGTTTAATGCATCTTGTTTTCTTGGATCAAAAATATCTCTTGGTAAAACTATATGTAATAATTCTATTTCTTCGTATGGATTGTTTTGATTTAGTTTTGCAATCTTTTCATATTCTTCACCAAACATATTGACAGCTGATCTTGCTGACATTTTAAATTTACGATAAACTGTATCTACTCGACCAAACTCATTTTCCTGGATGTATATTTCAGATATATGCCTAGTTGAAAAACGTAAACCAGCACCCTCATCTTTTTCTATAATCATCCCAGCTGTACCAAAAGTAATGAGATCCTGGTATAGTTCGTGTATTTCTTGTTGAAAGTTAGATCTGTTTAGAACGATGTACATTTGGTTTGTACATTCTTCTAACCACTCCATACTTGCATCATCTAAATTTAGTTGTCTGTCTTTGTATGACATAGAGAACCAGGGAGATGCAGCGTTAGTTAACATACCATGCAACGAAGATGCCAAAAGTTCAGCTGCGTTTATAGCAGTGCTATCATAAATTTTTTCTGTTCTTTTATCACCTTTAGCTCTTTTCACTGTTACATCAGCTCTACGAGGTAACACATAGTCAGCAATCTCTTGCCAATGACTATCCCAAGTACCTCTTTGTGATTTTAATTGTGAAAATCTTTTTATTAATTCTTTTACATCAGTCACCTAATTTATCTCCTTCTCCACCTAATACACTAGATTTGATTTGATCTATTACTCTGCCAGCAAAAGATTGTACCGTTCTTTTACTTTTAAATTTTTTACCTTGTTGTTTTGCTTGAAAGCCTTCCATATAATCCTCGTATGCTTCACCTGGTTGAGTATAATCTGTAAATGATTTTGCAGCTTCTGTTCTCAAAAGTGTTTTACCAACACCAGGCATTGCAAATGACATACCAGCTGTTGCAACTCCTTTAATTAAATTTTGTCTTCGTAACATTTCTTCTGATATAGGTGTTGATGTCATAGCACCAGTAGGATCACCAGATCCCATTGCTGTGCCACTTACACCATATTTCATTGATAGACTTTCTTTGTTTCCTATGACAGATCTACTGACACTAGGATCGCCAGATGCGTATAATCTTTCACCTTCTTTATTTCCAAGTCGTATAAAATCACCGCCAACTTTTTTAAAATAACTACCAACTTTTACATTGTTTGATTTTACTAAACTATCATCAACTGCTTTGGAAACAGCACCGCCATACATTTTATTACCAGCAGCAACTTCTTTTTCTACTGCTTTCTTTGCAGCTTGTTTAGCAGCGTTTGTGCTAGAATTATTATTGTTGTTGCTAGAGCTCCCTCCGCTACTACTTCCACCACCACTGTTTCTTTTAGTTGTGCTTCCACCCATTAGTAACTTCCGCCACCACTCATTAGACTTGGGTTAGATACTTCTGCATCATCTGTTACTCCCATTACTGATGTCATGATTGTTGGTTTCTTTTTTTTCTTTTTCTTTGACATCTTACCTTCATCACCTGGTTGTGTTGTTGTAGGCTCTAACATATCTACTGCTTTTGCTTTTAATCTTTGATCTGTGCTTTCACCCTGATTACCAGGTATCGCTTTCATTACTGTTGCACCCATTTTATTTACCTCCTAGTAAACTTGGTTTGTTTAGTTCTGGATCAGAAGTATCACCTAACATGCTCGTCATAATAGTTGATGTTCTGCCTTTCATTTTTTTAATTTTTTTACTTTCTTCATCGCCAGGATCAGTTTTCATTTCAGGCATATCTGGTAAAGGTTTTACCTCTGGTACTGGCGGCATAACTATTTTTGGCGGTTTTAAAAATCCCATTTTATATCCTATGCAAATACAGTGTATTCGTTTTGTGCCAGCTGTTGTGGCGGTTGTTTTCCGTTTGTACCTTCTCGTAAGGAAACGGATGCAGTTCTTGCAGCATCACAAAAATGTGAACTCCAATCATGAACTGGTTTAGAAAAAAATTTATTATTCACTGACCACTTGCGATGATAATGTCTAAGTGCATCTATCAACAACTCACAATTCTTTGCATCAAAATAACTTCGTTGCAACATCATGCTGGTCATGTGTATACCTTCTTCTACTGGCAGCTTGGGAGCCACACGAAAACGTATGCCTAACTGATAAGCTACCTCTCTCCTGGATAAACCATTCGAGAAATCTCTTTGTTCGATGTCATGCGGTGCATAGTGATTACCATACACATAATCTTTTTCATCTTTTATATATTTTATAAACCAGGGTAAGCCTTCTCCAGTTTTTGATACACAATCTATAAAATATAATTGTCTACCTATCTCCTGAAAAAATATAATAGTTGTACTATCACTTATTCCTAGATCCCAGGCAGTGTGTACTGGGTAGCCTGGATCAACATTTATATCTTTTATTCTATTTTCGCCATCCAACTTATCCATAATTTTGCCATAAATCGAACCGTTAATGGCTGCGGAGAAGTCACATTCTAGCTCTTGCCGATATTCTTCATCGGTCATGTTGTTCTTTAGCTGCTTCAGTTCTATTGGCTCTATAATATTTGTTTCACTAGCTTTATAGATTTTGCAGAACCAAGAAGGATCAGCTTTTGCTTTTTTATATAACTCATATAAGTAGTTCCTAGTCGAACGTGGCGTGCCGATAAAGAGACATCTCCCACGCCTATCTGCCAAACTGGGAAGAATGACTTTAGGAAATATATCTTCATCTATTAACTGAACTTCATCCATCACAACCATGTCAAAATAATTGCCACGAAGTGCATCAGGATTAGAATCAACACCATACAAGGTTAATCTTGCACCGTTTGGAAAGTCACAACGAAGTTCTGTTTCGTTATACTTCATACCAGGTATTTCTTTTGTAAATTGTTTT